TAGTCACAATTGATTCAGTACCAGTCTCACCATTGATTTCATTAGTAGCAGTAGCAGCTCCACCATAAACAATAATACCTGCATTGTTTAGTAAGTCGATCTGTAAAGCATCTTCTGTCATCTCATTAGCACCACGTAACATCTCACGATTGATGTGAGTCAATAAGCCAGCTTCAGTATCAAAGTTAAGAGAGTCTTTAGTGTATTCAGAGAAGAAACCTAAGTTTTCAAATGTTCCCTCTAAAGTAATACGAGTATAACCAACACGGTTAATACGTCCACCATGCTCACCAATTACAGGTAAACGACCAGCAATATAGCCTACGTCTTTACTGGATCCGTATAAATTACCAGAAGCAGGAACGTCAACACCTGTATCATCAATAGCCCAAGGTTCAGGTAAAGCTTCAAGAGCTGCTTTAGTAGTAGCGTAGTCTGTATTAAAGACACCTAATTCACGGAAGTAATCTTCTACGCGAGATTCAGCAGCAGCTAATGCTAAAGCAGCAGTAGCACCTTCACCTGAGATGTACTCTTTAGACCATAAACCCTGAGTAGAACCAGGAGCAGCTACTGTAATAGTAACTTCACGGGTAGTAGTAACACCAGCAGCATCAATACCTTGGTCATTGATGTTAGCGTCATCTAGTAATGGAACCCATTGGTAATGACGAATCTTCTTACCGTAATGCTTAGGCATGACTGTAGTATCAGCAAAGGGAGTAAAATACTTCTCCTTTACTAACTCAATCAGAGCTTTACGTTTGTAGTAATCCGTCCGTAATTGAGTACCTACAGAAGAGGCGGAACCTCCCGTAGGGTCATTATATGAAATAGGACTTTCAAATTGTGAAGGCATGTTCCTTCTCCTTAATAGTAGTTAAACAATATCATTGTGGGTTCATCCAATCCTCATCTGCAAACTCTTTTAAGAAATCATCATCACTCATTTTGTATAGAGCTTCATTACTCTTAATAGGTTTATCACTTGTCTTAGGTGAACTTGCTTTAGTAACACCAGCAGATTTACGTCTACTGTTTAGTTTCGCATTACCCTTATTGTTAGTTGTGACATTAGTACTATCAGAGGTTTGTTCATTACCAGACTCAGGTTCACTTTGATCAAAAGCTCCTGCTTCTTGTAACTGATTACCGACATATCTATATGCTTCTAAAAATGGGGTGCTATTAGCTATATTACCCTTTATCATCTCTTGTTTAACAATGTTTGCTACCTGGTCATATACACCAGATTGTATGTGTCCATTGAGTGATAAGAGTATATCAGGGTCATTTATAGCCATTTGTTGAGATTTCTCATCCCAACTATCAGCAATATCAAGTGTCTCTTGGTACTTAGGTTGGTCAGACAATTCATTTAGAGTCTGTTTAAGTTTAAATTCACTATCACTTACTGAGTAATCCTTAGGAGTGTATTTCTCCTCAGGATCTGTTTCTAATGTAAATGGGTCTATCTCTGCTTCCTTAAGGAAAGCTGCTATAGCTTTAGGATCCTTAGAACTCAGAGCTATTAATTGATTCAATGCAACTTCATCTAGGAGATTATTATTCTCCAGCATTTGAACCAGCTTTAATTTAGGAGCTAGGTCTTGCATTCTTTTGGAAGCACCTGCTCCTTGTTGCATTAGCCGTATAGCTTCCTCTGGTGATGTAACTGATACATCAACACCATTAGCTTTAAAAGGAGCGTATATTGCATTAAGTTGGTCTTCTTTGGTAACTGTTGGTTTATCAGAGGGGGTTTCATCAACCTCGTCAGTAGAAGCTTCCGATTCGTTACTATCATCTTCTTCCTGAGTTTCTTCTGATTCATCTTGTTCTTCTGTAGGAGTGACTTCTTCCCCTTCATCTTGAACTTCCGATGACTCATTTTCATTACTACTGACTTCTTCTTCCTCTTCATCTATCACCTTTGATATTTCAGTTTCCAAAGACTCTGACTGATTTAGGAAATCTTCATCAGTCAAAGCACCCATATCTTCTACAGTGGAGTCAGTCATTATTAACTAGCCTCCACTTCTGCTAATTCTTTAGTGTACTGTTCTAAGCGTTTTTCAGCGATATTAGCCATAGCATAAACACTACGGAAATGTTCCCCTAACATAGATACAGCCATAATTTGTTTATCAATACCATCCTGCTGTTCTTTAGTTTGCATACTAGAGGCTCCTTTAAGATGAACTAATCTAATAGCATTCTTTTCTAAGTAACCTTCTAAGATCACTTCTTTAAAAGCTTCATTACCTTCTAACATTTGGAGCATGTTTCTTTTATTAATAGCTTGCTCTAATTCTTCAATAGTAACTTCAATTTGGATAGTTTCTTGAGCTTTCTCTTGTGCTTCGTATACTGCTTGTGCTTCTGACATGGTTTAGTCCTTACTTAGTTTGTGGTTTAGGTTTAGCTTGAGCTATCTTAACATCTGCTTCTTTCTGTTGCATGGTAGCTCTATGCTGTAAGTCAATCTTTTCTTTGTCTCTTTCTTGATGGACACCTGACTCTTGTTCAACGTAATCAAGATCTATTGCATCAGCTTCAGCTAGTAACTTACGTTGCTTAGCTTTCTCTGTATTAACTATTTCAAGATCTCTTTCACCGTTAGCATTGTTCTCATGAGCTTTAGCCATCTCATTTTGAATCTGTGCTTCTAACAATTGTATCTTAAGTTCCTGTTCTTTTACAAGTAAGGGATCAGGCTTAGGTACAAACTCTCTTATCTTTTTAGCTAAAGCTGGCATCTTTCTTAGATCAGCAATTTCAGCTCTTATCATTCTTACTTCTTCTGGATCTGCATTAGCTGCTCCAGTTTGTAACATGAAAGCTAATTCCTGAGCTTTAGCATTATCATCTTCTGCTGTTGTGATCTTTAGTTTAAGATCAAACTCACCTCTTAAAGCATCTCTCTTAATAGTAACAAACTCATTATCTGTGATTCTAATCACTTCTTCTTCATTAAGGAATACAGCATTCATAGCTATAATTTTCCTAGCTACCTTCTTCATTCCTTCTGACATTCTTCTTAATATGGTTAATTCTCTTTTACTAGCAGCATCTAATGCTCCTCTAGCTGCTGTTGCTGATTCTCCTAAGGAAGATCCAGAGATACCTTGATTACCAGTACTGAAGGCTTTAACACCTGTCAAAGCTTCTGCTTCCGCATTCTGCATCTGTAACATTAGCGGAGCTGACTGAGGTATCTCAGGGAACTTGAACACATGGAACAACGTAGATGGATCACCTCCTGTAGATTGAAACTCAAAATCTTGACCTTGATCAAACTTCTTCTTGTTTACTATGTCTAGTGCATCTGTTCTAGTAGCTCTTTGCCCAGTAGCAGACTTACCCATAATATCAATCATGCCACGGGTTACTGCTCCTATAATACTTTGGTTATCCTCTAATAGTACTCCATCAGGTTCACCGTATACTGACCTAACTTTAGGAAGGTAAGGTATCAATACAAATGGAAGCTTCTTATCAGGGAAAGGATTCTCTTCTAATCTTATTAAGGCTTTATTAACCCATGTAGCTATAAAGGGTTCTGCTATACCAGTATCATTATAATCCCAAAAACCCCAATACTCATAAGCATTAAACCTCTTACGAGCTTTATCTTTGTAGTTAAAACTACTGCCGTCTAAGAACTCATCATCAGATAAACTATCTGGATCTAATTCGGTATCCTTAACTTTATCCTCTATCTTACTCAAGTTCTTGTATAAACCAGTTTGTTTCTTAAGATCAGATAAACTAGTCTCAAATTCAAATATTATAAAACCAGCTTTGTCTAAGTCTCCTTTACAAGTAGGATCAACCATAACATTATTATAGTCACATACTTCTACTGTAGGTTGGTTATGAGTTATGCCTTTGACCTTTACTATCTCAGTATCAGTCTGTGTAGCTTGTACTAATTGACCTGCTTGTTGACTCATTCTAAACCCTATAATAAGAGCTGGATCAAGTTGATTCAGAGCTGCTGAAGCTCCTTGTTGCATCATAGCCCCTATTTGCTGGTACTGTTGCCCTAACTGTTGAGCTTGATTAGGATCTTGAACTGGTTGAAAGCTATACTTAGGCTTTTCCTGGTCTACTAAACCTTCTCTGTAATCCCATCCTACTCTTAGAATAGCTGTGCCTTCATTTACTAAAGCTCTAGCACAAGTATCCATTAATAAGACTCTATCCAGCTTAATGTTAAACTGGTAGTTTATGAGTTGTTCGTTTTGTTTAGCGGCATCTACATCTGCATGAGTAGCAGGATCTACCGTAAAGATGTTCTCTGTACTTAGGAATGGTTCACTTAGATTAGGGTATCTCCATTCAGCTTGAGTTCTTATAGTCTTAGGCTGTACATTAGAAGCATTTCTTTGAGGAGTTCTCTTAGCTATACCAGTAATATTCATATAGTCTAAGTTTCTTGCAACCTCTTCTTTGTGTTGATCGTGATCTGACTTAGCACTAATGTAGTCTTGCTTTAGATCAGATACCTTAGGAGGATTCTTCCACCCATTATCAATCTTCACATCACTTGCTTCGTGATCTCTTATGTTGTCTTTATCTTGTAAGCCTTCCATTATAAATCTCTAAGCGAAGTGGATATTATTAGGTTCCTTACCAAGTGCTATAACTTGTCCAGGAGTATGCCTCTTAATAATGAGGTCTTTAGTTTCAAATTTTGTCTTCTTCCTTTCTTTAATGATAATACCATT